AAAAGTTTAGTACTCCGAGAAAATTATACGTTAAATCTCTTGATTAGTTTATAAGATGCGAAATCCTTTATATTGGTCGAATCACCTCGTTTATATTCCGTGAATTTAACGTCTTTACCCTCTTGAATTTCGCGAAGTTTAACAAACGCAGAAATACCTTGGTCGCTTACATCTAACGAGAATTTGTCCAATTCTTTAACGTATAGACATAATTCTTCAAAGAGTGGGTGGTGCTTACATGTCTCAAGTATTTGTAGTGTTCTTAAAGCAAAGTAATCACTACCCTTGAGTTCATCCACTACAGAAATATCCGTAAACCGTTCAAGATAGACAATCCTAAGTAAAGCTCGATAAGTAGGATAAATGCCTCTAATGATATCTTGATTTTGGTCGTCCTTAGTGACATAATCTAGATGATATAGATTTTGTAGGTATACGATAAAATTCTTATCTACAAAGGACTTTTCGTCATTTATTTTAACACCATGTATAGAGAAGAATTGTTTGAAGTCTTCCGCGTCTTCAACAGCATATGCACCATCATCACCTTGTTGTTGATCATGTTGTATAATTTCTCTTCCAATGAAAATGTTATAATCTTGAGCTACGAAGTGCTGCCAAACTGATCCAACTTCATTAGTAAAAGCTGAACCAGATGGAATTCCATGTGGACCTTTAAGAATACCATCAGGTGTGACTATACCTACATTAGAAAAGTTCTTTCTTAGTAGGAGAAAATCTTTAGTGAAGGAATCTTGGAACAAAGAAGCGAAATAAGACATGAATACCCATGTATGTCCACTTTCTTTTACGGAATTATCATAATTACTAAAATCTATACTGAGTAGATCGTAATCACGCTCCTTAGCATACTGAATTAATTTTGTAATAGCTAAATCAATATCGTTAGCTTTTCTGAGAGCCGCCCTCCAGTCTAAGTTTCTTTGATATTCAAGAATAGGTCTGTAAAATCTCATTTCGTACAGAATGTCATCAAGGCTGAAACCCCATACATTTCGAGTTTTATAATTTTCTTGAGTTCTTGTAAACAAAACAGCTGGCCAGTAGAATGGCTGGTCAAGTACTTCATCAGACGAAAGGACAGTACCTTTCTTTAACATGGTAGGAAGACCTGCATTCGTCGATTTCTTGATGTACTTTTTCGCGTTCTCTTCAGATAAAGGTCTAAGCCTTTTTAAAGGATTAACTTTATACTCGATCTTGCGGATGAAGGGTTCCTCGTATTCGTAGGAACTGTATAAGCTTTCCTTACGATCATTCCACGGTGCAGCTAGTGATCGTGGTCCAAATTTAGATCGATTTGAACTCTCTAATTCCAGTAAAATGTCATTCATTTTCGATAAATTACTGTTAAAGATAGAGTCCCAACCAGATAGGATATCTTCAGGAGATTTTTGTTTGGCAATAGGGGAGACTAAAACCACATCATTTCCTTTCACAATATTACCTAGAAGAAGGGAAACTCGTTTAATAGCATCTGGACTTAAGCCCATGTTTTCAAGTTTGCGCAATTCGCTCATGATATTTGAATTGATTAATGAGTTGAGGGTGCACCTC